ATTCAAGAAAATAACTTGACAACATAACCTTAACGGGTTATATTATAATATGCTAAAAACAGAAAGGAGATTCTATGAGCATTACACAGCAATTCCCAGTTTACACTGGAACCTTCACCACTAAGCGTGGAGAACAACGCACCATGAACTTTGTTCGTGAGGAAGACCTACCGTCATCTATTACGAGTCTTTATACTCGTTCCAGAACCTTGCAGGCAGGCTTTTCAACCGTATACGATGTAGACAAAGGTGCATATCGAACCTTTAATTATAATACAATGATAGGCAATGTGTCCATGACCCGCCGCATTGTAACAATTCGAGGGTAGTCCCTTGGGTTTTTTGTCTGTTTTTCTCCTGAAAAAAACTTTCACTTTTTTCTTGACAAGGAAGCAAAACTATGTTATATTATATACATAACAAACACTTGGCAGTAAGGTTGAAACCCTGCTGACCTTAAAATAGCAACTACTAGGAGAACTAACCATGGCTATTAATATCGAAGCGATGCGAGCCAAACTTAACGCATCTAAAACTGGCAGAAAAGATAGTAACAATACGAAGTGGCGCCCATCACAGGGCGATCAAACCATTCGTATCCTTCCTACAGCGGATGGAGACCCTTTCAAGGAGTTTCACTTCCACTACAATGTAGGTAAAAACCCTGGGATTCTTTGCCCGAAGAAGAATCATGGAGAGGAATGTCCAATATGCGAATTTGCGTCCAAACTGTGGCGTGAAGGAGTCGAGGGCGATGACGTTACACTTAAGAATGAAGCAAAGAAATTGTTCGTTCGTAAGCGTTATTACTCTCCAATCATTGTTCGTGGTAACGAAGCTGAGGGTGTAAAAGTCTGGTCTTATGGAAAGCAAGCATACGAAGGTCTCTTGGGTTATGTCCTCGATCCTGACTATGGAGATATCACAGATGCGGAAACAGGAACTGATATTGTTCTGAATTACGACATCCCCGGTACTCCAGGCTCGTTTCCTAAGACCACCTTAAAGCCCCGTCGGCGTCCGAGTGTCCTTTGTGATGATGCTGTAAGCGATTGCGAAGCACTTCTCGACTCTGTACCTGATATTGGTGGTTTGTTTGAACGCAAATCAACAGAAGAAATTCAGGCTTTGCTTGATAACTTTCTGTCTACCGACACGTCCTCCGAAAGTAGATCGACTGAAACTGCAAAGTACAGTAAAGGATCCTCGGATGTTGACCAGGCTTTTAAGAATTTCATGAATGATGAATAAGCCATAGTCCTCCTGTGCTGAAAAGGGTTGGCCGCAAGCCCTTGAAAATTGCGGCATCTTAATTAACAAGGAGAAAGAAATGACTTATAATTTTAGAGTAATTGAAGAAGGAAAACAAGTAAGCCTACATTATACAGGTACGCTTGATGATGGTACAGAATTTGATAGTTCTTACAATCGCGATGAACCGCTTACTTTCGTAGTTGGTTCTGGTCAAATGATCCCAGGTTTTGAGAACAACATTATGGGACTGAAAAAGGGAGACAAGAATAACTTTTCCCTAACACCAGATCAGGCATACGGCCAGCCTCGTGCAAATATGTTTCAAATATTTCCAAGAACTGAATTCCCAGATGATTTTGAAATAGTAGTTGGATCAATGATCAATGTACCAACACAAGATGGCCAAGTACATCCGGCTGTCATTGATCAAGCAGATGATATAAAGGTAATTTTAGATTTTAATCATCCTCTTGCCGGCAAGAATTTAAATTTTAAAATTCATATCGTCGACATTACAAAGGTCGAGAAAACACAAGAAGAAGGAGAGCAACTTGGGGAAACTAATACAGATGCAGAAGAAACCGGGTAAAATAGATATTGGTGCAATGAAAAAGTTTGTCAACAAAAAGGTCGGACTTGACATAGCACATGATCTTCGGGAAGACAACCCCACCGAAGTAAAACAATGGATCCCAACTGGCTCCCGCTGGCTTGACTCTATTACAGTTAGAGGAAAGTACGGTGGGATTCCCGTTGGAAAGATTACCGAGATAGCAGGTTTGAGCTCTGCTGGAAAATCTTTTATGGCTGTGCAAATAGCCGCTAATGCTCAAAAGATGGGAATGTTTGTCGTCTATTTTGACGCTGAAAGTGCCATCGATCCAAAGTTTTTGGTTGATGCTGGAGTAGATACAGATAATAATTTTTTGTATGTTCAGGCAGTGTCGGTTGAAAAGACTTTGGAGACCATTGAAGATACGATGGGAGAGTTTCCAGACAATCAGTTCTTGTTTATCTGGGACAGTATCGCAGCCACCTCATCAGAGAAAGAGATCGAGTCCGATTTCAATCCACAATCGACAATGGCGGTTAAGCCTCGCATTTTTGCTAAGGCTTTTCCAAAACTCACAATCCCGCTGGCTAATCAACAGTGTACATTACTTTTGATTAATCAGTTAAAGACCAACATTACCAGAAATGTAGCAGAAGCAATGACAACGCCATACATCGCCCCCGGTGGAAAAGCGATTGGATACTTCACTTCTATGCGCATTTGGCTGACGAAGCGCAAGGCGAAAGCCGCTTATGTTACTGATAATTCTGGTCTGAGGATTGGCTCTGAGGTAAAGGTCAAGATTGAAAAATCTAGATTTGGAACCGAAGGGCGAACTTGTGGCTTCAAAATTCTTTGGGGCGGTAGGGTAGGTATTCAAGATGAAGAGTCTTGGCTAGAGGCTATACGCCTGTCTGGAAGCGATCGCTACCGGGTAAGTGGAGGCTGGTACTACCTTACCGATGCAAAGGGTAAGGAGCATAAGTTCAGGTCATCAGGTTGGACCGAAAAACTCAAGGACAAAAAGTTCAGAACATTAGTTTTTGAAATTATGGACGAAGAGATTATTAAGAAGTTCGATTCAGAGGGGAAAAACTTTTCCCTCGACGATGAAAAGTAAAACAGCGCCTGTCGGTCCCAGACCGTTCTGCTATCCCCTTACGCTTTTAGCGTAGGGGTTTTTTATTTATTTATTTGACAAATGAGATACGGCAGGTTATATTATACTTATAATACAGAGGACATTATGAAGAAAATATTAATTAAACACAACGGTATCAAATTTGAAGGATACCTGATAGAAGACTTGCCAACTAAATTTAGGGCTCTCAACGAGACCAAGATGGTTGAGTGGCATTACCCCAAATCTTCTTATTCTTATAAAGTTATGGGGGAAGAATGAGTAAAGTAATGTTTATCGATGGACTGAACATGTTCATCCGCAGCTACATCGTTAATCCAACACTAGACAAGCACGGCAATCCTATTGGAGGGTGCATAGGGTTTCTAAAATCCCTACAAAAGGTATGTCGCAAGTTTAAGCCGCAAGAGGTTATAGTCGTTTGGGACGGTCATGAGGGATCACAGCGTAAGCGTTCTCTTAACAAAGAATACAAAGAGGGTCGAGGACCTATAAGGTTTAATCGTAGACTCATTCAATTGGACCCCAAGGAACAGGCAAAGAATAAAGCATATCAACTAATAAGACTAATGGAGTATCTAAATGAACTACCTGTCATTCAAATCACTATTGACTTCGTTGAGGCCGATGATGTTATCGCTTATGGAGCACGGCACCCTTATTACGGAGGGTGGGATAAGATCATTGTTTCATCCGATAAAGACTTCTTTCAACTCTGCGATGATCACACATCTATCTATAGACCCATCCAAGATAAAGTTGTTACAAAGCGAACTATTCTTGACGAGTTTAAAATCCATCCCAATAATTTTGCCCTTGCTCGTGCAATCGCTGGCGACTCAAGCGATAACCTACCAGGCGTTGCTGGTGTTGGGCTTAAGACAATTGCAAAGAGGTTTCCTTTCTTATCTCGCTCAGAAGAATATGATAGTAGCCAGGTTGTTAAAAATTGCGCAATGCAAGCAAAAAAGCTTAAACTGCATGAAAACATTATCAAGTCTGGTGACTTGATCAAGAACAATTATAAAATCATGCAACTGTACACACCAAACATCAGGCCGATAAACAGAATATTTATCGATAATACGATAATGCGCTTCGAACCTGAGTTTCTAAGACTTAATTTTACAAAAATGTTATTTCAGGATGATTGCGCACATATCCGGTTTGATGAATTGACTATGATAATGAAAAAGATAAAAAGATAAAACACAAATCGACAAATGATAAAACCGTGTTATAATTATTAATATATTGGAGGACAAATGACTATTAATAACAACAGAGAGACCTTCTCTCGCTTTGGAAAAAGATTCCAAGAAAATATGTGCCAGCTTATGCTCGAGGACAGACCATTTTATGATCAAATTTCTGAAGTTTTAAATATAAATTTCTTTGAAAAAAAATATCTACAAATATTTATAGAGACACTGATGAAACATAGAGAGAAATACTCCACTCATCCAAATTTTGAGGTAATGATGACGCTCTTGCGAACAGAACTTAATCACCATGATAAAGCAACAGCAAAACAAGTACGAGATTTCTTTGCAAGAATAAAATCCTCTGAAGGAATAGAAGAAGCCCTCTGGGTTAAAGATAAAGCCATTGATTTTTGTCGTAAGCAAGTATTGAAAGAGGCTATGTTGAAATCTGTAAAGTTGCTTAAATCATCTTCGTTCGATGAGATAGAAAAGGTCATCCAAGAAGCTTTAAAACTAGGAACAGATAACAATTTTGGTCATGAGTATCACAAAGATGCCCTCACTAGATTTGAGATTATAAACCGCAGCCCAATTACAACTGGCTGGGATCGCATGGATGAGATCTGTAAGGGAGGCCTTGGCAGTAACGAACTAGGCGTTGTCATAGCTCCGACAGGTGCAGGAAAATCTATGATATTGGTTCATTTAGCATGCCAAGCATTGAAGCAAGGCAAGACCGTAGTGTATTATACGCTCGAACTCAAAGACACTTCTGTCGGTGAGAGATTTGATTCTTGTTTGACAGGGATACCTCTTAACGAACACAAAGAGCGTAAAGAAGAAATATTAGAATTAATTCAAGACATAGAGGGATCTTTGATTATCAAAGAGTACCCAACAAAATCGGCATCAGTACAAACAATCAAGAATCATATTGAAAAATTAAAAAAACGAGGAATAGAACCAGACATGATTCTAGTTGACTACGCAGATCTACTTCGACCGCCAAGAGTCTCTGGGGAAAAGCGTCATGAGTTGGAAGAGATTTATGAAAACCTCAGAGCAGTTGCTCAAATTTATGAGATACCCGTGTGGACAGCTTCACAGACAAACCGCGGCGGCCTTAACGCAGAAGTAATTACAATGGAAGCAATTTCAGAGGCATTTAATAAGTGTTTTGTGGCGGATTTTATATTCTCTTTATCGAGAACGATTCAAGATAAGCAATCCAACAAAGGACGTATGTTTGTAGCCAAAAATAGAAACGGACCAGACGGTATGATTTTTCAATCTTTCGTAGATTGGTCCGACGTAACAATTAAAATATTAAATAGAGACGAGGACGTAGACGTAATGCAATCAACAGCAGAAGCCCTAACCCTACTCAAAAAGAAATATCAAGAAATATCAGCCAAGTAGGAGTCCGGCCATGGAATTAGAAAAGAAGATTTTATCAGACATTACCGTACATATGAAGTACGCGAGATTTTTGGAGCGCTTAAATCGCAGAGAGAACTGGGAAGAATTAGTTACGCGCAATGTGAATATGCATATAAAGAAATTTCCTTTTCTCGAGAGAGAAATTAGGGAAACATATCGTTATGTCTATCAGAAAAAAGTGTTGCCATCGATGAGATCTATGCAATTTGGAGGAAAACCTATCGAGGTATCCCCTAATCGTATTTTTAACTGTGCTTATGCGCCTGTTGATAATTACCATGTGTTTAGTGAAGTGATGTTTCTTTTACTTGGTGGTACGGGCGTTGGTTATTCGGTTCAGAGACACCACGTTGAAAAGTTGCCATTGATTAGACAACCTTCCAAAAGAAGTCGTAGATATCTTATTGGAGACTCTATCGAGGGTTGGTCGGATGCTATTAAAGCGCTCGTCGCATCTTATTTCAAAGGAACATCACGATTGCGTTTTGATTTTTCAGACATCCGCCCGAAAGGCTCAAGATTAGTTACCTCCGGTGGTAAAGCACCTGGTCCACAGCCACTCAAAGAGTGTTTAGTAAAAATTGAAGGAATGTTAGATGAAAAACAAGAAGGTGAACAACTCGCTCCCATTGAAGTTCATGATATCATCTGCCATATTGCGGATGCGGTTTTGGCGGGAGGTATTAGACGTGCAGCGCTTATTTCATTATTCTCAGCAGACGATAACGAAATGCTGGCAGCAAAGACAGGGAAGTGGTTCGAACTCAACCCCCAAAGAGGAAGGGCAAACAATTCTGTTGTTCTTATGCGCCATCGCATCGATCGGGATACTTTTATGGGTATCTGGGACCGTGTACGCGTGTCAGGAGCAGGAGAACCAGGTTTTTATTTTTCAAACGACAAAGATTGGGGAACCAATCCCTGCTGTGAGATAGCACTGAGACCATATCAATTCTGTAATTTGACAGAAGTGAACGTTAGTGACATTACGACACAAGAAGAGTTGGAAAACAGAGCCAGAGCGGCGACATTCATAGGAACACTTCAAGCGTCATATACAGACTTTCATTACTTGAGGCCTGTTTGGAAGCGCAATACAGAAAAGGATGCTCTCATCGGCGTTTCTATGACAGGTATTGCTTCTGGCGGCGTATTGGATTTGGATATGACAGCGGCTTCTTTAATTGTAAAGAGAGAAAACCGCAGAGTGGCATTCCAAATTGGAATAAAACCAGCAGCAAGATCAACTTGTGTAAAACCTGCAGGCTCGACCTCTTTGACATTGGGAACTTCCTCTGGCATTCATGCGTGGCATAACGACTATTATATACGCAGAATCCGCGTAGGAAAAAATGAAGCAATATGCCAATACCTCGTTAACAATGTTCCAGATTTGATTGAAGACGATAAGTTCCGTCCACATGACACAGCAATTATTAGTGTCCCTCAAAAGTCCCCAGCCAAGGCCATAACGCGCCACGAGAGCGCTTTGGATTTGCTTCAAAGGGTAAAGACAGTTAGCAGTACTTGGATCCGAGGAGGGCACCAAAGCGGTCACAACACTCATAACGTTTCAGCGACAATCAGTATAAAGAAAGACGAATGGGAAGGGGTAGGAGAATGGATGTGGCTAAATCGTAAATTTTACAACGGTCTCTCTGTCCTTCCTTTCACAGACCACACGTATGTTCAGCCTCCATTCGAAGACTGTACCAAGAAAGAGTATGAAAATTTACTCCCAAAGCTGAAAAGTATTAACTTGGATCTAATTAAAGAACAACAAGACGATACAAATCTAGCGGGAGAGTTAGCATGTTCCGGCGGTTCTTGTGAAATTTTCTAGGAGATAAATATGAGAGAACGACTTGAAGCAATCATTGAAGAACTTAAGGCAGCAATAGTTGATATTGACAAAGTAGAATCAGGTTCTTACGGCTATAAGGCCGCAGCCCCGAGAGCACGAAAATCAGCGCTCAATGCTATTAAAGAACTCAAAGAACTGAGAGCAGAAATACAAGAAAAGAAAAATTCTCACTAATGCCCTTGACAGATAAGACTCAATGTGTTATATTATATATAACGGAGAAAATATGTATCTTGAACCAAAAAACAGGCACTTGCTGATCTTTCCATTAGAGAAAGAGCATGACGAGAAGGGAACTATCATATTACCAGATGACTATAAGAGGCCAAATGCTCCTTACATTTCGTGTGATGTGCTTGGGATTGCTGACGACTGTAAGTTAACTGTGCAAATAGGTGACAGAATTATAGTTGAAAGAAGTATGATCCAAGAAGTAAATGCCGAGGGCGAAACTAATTACCTAGTGTTAGAGAATTATGTATACGGGAGACTAAAAGATGAATAAGAATATATTAAAAGAAATGATTAAGCAAGTCATACTTAAGGGCAGAAAGAACTCTGTGCTTCTCGAGAGTCCTTATCTTATGGAAAAAGATATAGAATCTAAGTACGAAAAGCTTATGAAAATGATGAAAGGAAAAGATCCGAATGTCAATACAATCGGAATTATGTCAGGCCAAAACCCGATGGCAAAGGAGACATCTCCTGAACAAAACACGCGACTCAAGGATGAACTGGAAGCAGCCGTCTCTTCGGCGGGTCTATCTGCACTTCGTGTTGGTGGCTTGTTCGAGGGACTAGCAGAGAAGTCCTTATTGGTTCTTAATCCAACCTTGGATCAAATGGAAGATTTGAATCGACAATTTACTCAATGGGGCTTTGTGTTTGGAGACAAATGGAATAAGAAAGACCCAGACAGCTTCATGATTTTTAAATTGTTCGAGGTTGATTATGATTCTCCGATTGGATATGGAGCAGCACAACGTGGAAAAGAAACGGGTGTTGTTCTAGGTCACCAGCAACTGCAAAATGTTAAGGATAACATTTCTATAGAACCTACATCAGGCAAACCGTTTGGCGTTGAATTCTTCGAGGAGTAATAATGTCATATGAAAAAACAATTGACCTGTACCAAGATGGTATAGGAAAAGTACAGTATATAGACCACATGGGCACCGACCTCACAATCGTGAACAGCGCCCGTGTTTCATTTGGAGTCGAAAAGGAGGAACTAGATGATAGAGATAAGAAACTCGTTAACTATCTTGTTAAACACAGACACACGAGTACGTTCGAGCACAACGTGGTTACCTTTAAGCTTATCGTTCCTCTTTTTGTGCGTTCTCAGCACATGCGACATAGGACATGGAGTTACAACGAAATTTCCAGAAGATATACAGATAAAGATATTACTTTTTATTGCCCAGATGCATTCCGTACACAGCATTCGTCCAACCGGCAGGCTTCTAACCAAGACACAATAAATCCTATTTTGTATCCAGATTTATCTGACAGGGACTTTGGAGTCAGTTGTGCAGATGAGATCAGAGGACATGCAAGAAGAAGTTTGTTTTTGTTTGAACATTTAATGTCCACTGGTGTTTGCCGAGAGCAAGCGCGGATGGTTCTGCCACAGTCTATGTATACAGAGTATTATGGAACGGTTAACCTCAACAACCTTCTTAAATTTATTGACCTGCGTACGCATGAAGGAGCCCAGTGGGAAATCCAGAAGGTTGCGGAAGCATGTTTGGAAATTATTTCTGATCTGTGGCCCGAATCTGTCGGGGCGTACAGGAGACAAAAATGTGTTTAAAAAGGGCGACTTGTTTAAATTTAATCAATTTGGCACGGAACTGTTTTATCATATAACAGGTTCAATAGGGGTAATCGCTTCTGATATGAGAAAAACATATGAATATGATTTCCATGGAACTCCGGAAAAGAAAGAGTATAACGTGTTTGATATATTAGTTTGTGGACAACTATTTATGGACATACCAGAAGATTTTTTAATTAGGATTACTCAAAATGAAAAAGATATTAAATGAATGGAAAAGATTTGTTGCCGAGGCTGAAGAGCAAGAAGTAAACTATGGAAACGAAGAGTTTGAAAGAAGGTTTGTTGATGCGTTTAGTCGTTCAATACAAGATAGTGCATTTATAAAAAAAATAAAAGAAGCCGGATATAATCTTGAAGGAATTGAAGACAAGACAAGTGGTCAACTCCAAGCCGGTATATCTCACACTTGGCTAACCATCTTTGATTTGGAAGGTGCTAGGTTTGTTATACAAGAGAAAGTTGACCGATATCTGGCTGAGATTTCCACCGAGGATATGCAATATCTCCAAAAATTTTTTGGGAAGATATTTGGAGAATTGAACTCTTATAAAGCGACCCGTGCTGATGTTAAGTATAATAAAAGACCAGTGGCTTTTCTTGGAGACTATCAGTTGATGGACTGGTGGATTGCAGATGATGGTATTGATATGTTTTATGCTATACTAAAGAATTCTATGGAGGCATAGTGGAAGAAATAAACTTATATTATAGCAACTTAAATATAGGAAGAACTTTAACTTGTCTATTGCACTCATTCAAAACAGAAACAGCCTGTATATTAACTCACCCAAGTCCCCCATTTAAATTCGATGAACATATTTCTAAGTATGATTTGTCTTTTTTAGGAATTGAAGATTCCAATCCGCAGCAGGCTTGGGATCGCCTATGTTTTCTTCTAAGCATGTCTGGTCTTATGCTTTTTCCTAACAATGTTTCAAATGCTCGAATGAGTGAAAACCTTGTTGAGATCATAACCAATAATAACCAGAAAATCAAAATCGAATGTGAAAATATAAATATTTTTGATAATGACGAGACCGGCTGGTATTATGTTTATGATTATTTTGATTGGAGATCCGGATCCTTGCATGACCAGGACCACATTGATGATACCGATGACAATTTTATAAAAAAAATTATTTTTTATTCTTCGGAAAGAGATCGTGTGAACAACAACGTGAAAGATTTGGTGGGCGTATCATACTTGAGAGATGACGAATTAGAAGATTTAGAAGTGTCCCCTGTATATTCTAGGTTAAAAATACTCAGGATGATGAAGAATTCTGGTATAAAAGGTAGAATAACGGGTTATAATTCAAAAGGAGTAGGTACCTATACTGCTCCGACAATTGAATTTAATAAGAGAATTGTAAAGCCGGACTTTAAACCAACGATATCATTTAACGATGTCTATAACATGCCAACAGAGCAAGGTTACACATGGAAGTTACTCGAGAAGATAACACAAAATACTTCCATTTAGCAGGCATAATACCAGTAGCAGGTCAGGCATTAGATTTCGATCAATTGCTACCAGATTGTTTACTACCAATAGCGCCTGATTTTACTTTATTGGAAGCTGCTGTCGCCGAGTGTGCCTGGGCAGGCTGCGATACTATATGGATAATTTGTAACGACAATGTGTCGCCTTTGATAAAAAAGAAAATCGGCGATTTCGTCGGTGATCCGGTGTGGGCTTATCGTAAATTCGATCCGTTCCCTAACGACAGCAAACGTCAAATACCAGTTTACTACGTACCAGTACATCCAAAAGATAGGGATAAAAGAGATTGCCTAGCTTGGTCTGTGCTCCACGGTTCCCTCTCGGTTTTTAAAATAGCGGATGAAATCTCTCGCTGGGTCATACCAAACAAGTACTACGTCAGTTTCCCATATGGATACTTTCCAGCATGGCAACTTCGAGAACATAGAAAAATAATTTCTTCTTCTAAAAATATCTATCTTTCCACCAATGGTTTGTGCATGAAAGACAATTTATATACTTCGTTCACTTTTGGTAAAGACGAATTTATCGAATTTCGCAAGATCATCAGAACAGGAACAGGCCGCTGGCGACCTGGAGTTGATTACAAAGAATATGATGCTTTGCCCATAGAAGAAAGGTGGTCTGCTAGATTCTTTGAACTAGAAAAAGTGTTTGAACCTTTTGATAAAGACGACGCCGTTGAAATTGAAGTTTCTAGCTACTGGAATATAGCTTCCTGGAAAGAATATAAACAGTTTATGTCCGACAACGTCGAGAACGACATAAAAAGGCCAACAAAAACAATTTTATTAAATCAGACTTACAAACCGATCGGTAAAAACTATTTAGATGGTGATGAAGAAACTTAAGTTTAAAAAATTGTTAAATGAATATCGATCGCTTTCATATGAATTAGAATATGTAAAAGAAGTACTTCGCACAGCTAACCAAGAATTTGAGGTTTACTACAGAGAGTATTGTCAAAGGAGAAATATTGATGTTTCAAATTTAGAATCAAAAAATAAATTAAAGATGGCTGAATCCTTTCAAAAGCCGGCAATAGACAAAGAAAAGGTTGTAGATATAATGAGAAGCAAGGATTATGATCATAAATTAATTTTCCGGGAAATAGCAAAGAAGATCCACCCAGACAAGTTGAAGCAAGGTGATTCTCGATTGGAAGAATACGAGGAAGCGTTTAAGAAAGCCAACGATGCAATGAGATATGGTAAGTGGGGAAATTTATTTGATGTGGCGGAAAGATATGATATTAATATTAAAGAATACGACGAGGTAAACAGATCAATCAAAGATGATATCAAAAGATTAAAAGTATTAATAGAAAAAGAAAAGGGAACTTATGGTTGGAAACTATTTAATTGTGAAGAAAACGGTGTCTGTAAAGACAATGTTATTAAGCATTTCCTTAAAACTTTGTTTAATTATACTATAGGTGGAATAACTATTTAAAAAACTTTTAAATAAAACTTGACAAATTAGGGTGCCCATGTTACATTATATAAGAGGATAAAAAATGAAAGATATATTTAACAATTGGAGGGATTTTCACTCTCCCGACAACACTCTTTTATTGTCAGAGAGGCTAGAGGAAGCGTTGTCCAGAAGACAGTTTCTTAAAGGTGGAGCAATAGCGGCTTTGATCTTGTCTATTATGGGCAGCGAATATTTCAAAAATATGTCTGATGATCATCAAGATGCCCTGTTGGATGCTCCAAAGGAAGAACTTCTAGATTTAAACCTTACAGATCCAGAGTACCAAAAAGCCGTTGATGAATATTATGCCGAAGGTGGCGACTTTTTATCTCCGAAAAATAACAGACCCGATTTATCAGGCCTGAGCGAAAAAGAACTAAAAATTAAGCAATATCAAGCCGTTGCGGCATTAATGCTGGCACCGGAAGAGTTACCTGATGGTCGACCATGGCATGTGGCTCCGGTCGCACAAAACAGAGATTCTGGCTATTATGCATTTGCAATGGAAGGCGATTTGATTTCGCTGTCTGATACATACCCAGGTTTCGATAAAGCTATTTCTGACGCAGAACAATTCTATGAAGCAATGCCTTTAACTGCTCTTTGGAGATACGTTTTCGGACAACAAGCCTTCTTTAGCTATACTTCTCGAGAAGATGCTAACTCCGGTAAGTTGTTTGCCACGATTGAGATAGAACAAACCCAAAAGGATTACTTCACGGGAGAAGAAAAAAAAATAAAAGTTAATAAGTTACCTCTCGCTTGGACAGTGGCCAACAAAGTTATGCTAGATCGAATTACAATTCTGGAGGCTGAACTCAGCGATCCTGAATTAACTAGAGAAACATATACGGCAATATTAGAAAAACACGGTGTAACCCCCGCGTATTATAAAAGCAAAAAAATGAGTCCCGATGAAGTAGTACAAAATTTAATTACCGATGGCGGTACGATTTTGAGCTTGATGCAACAAGCCAATCCTGTTCCAGGGAGCCATAGCAATCAAGGAGAACTTTACATAGTGAAAGAAACATTGGAGGAAATATGTTAAAAAAGACTAATATCATTTTAGGAATAATGGTGGCGATGGGAATCATTTATGCATCGCAAGCATTTTCAACCCCGGAGCCGATCAAGGCCGAACCGGTAACAATTCAACTTCTAGAAATACCGCGACCAGGTACTGAAGGAGACGAATGGCAAGAATTTAATAATCTATTGGGCCCGCAAGGGATTTCGACTGATCAGGAGTGTGAACAGAGTGCAAGATAGGCGAGAGCCTTAAAATCTAAAACTAAACGCAAACAATAATTTGTATTTCGAAGAAGCCCTAGCGGCTTAATCGGGTGGCTGCTCTAGGCCATCTATCCAATTAGAGCAAAACAACAGGATAGTTGTAAAAATCAAAACAACTCGATGCTACAATGGTGATAAGCATTGTTTAAACCACCTATCTTTGTTAGTTTCTGATAGTAAACTAACTAAACTTGTGAATGACTTTGTTTAGACACTGGTGAGGAC